TAACTTCACCTGTGTTGTTAGACTCATCGCACTTAACAACGAAATCAGTAATACCACGACGACCTTGTACATCACGGAGGAATGGCTCCACCAAGTTCTTAAACTGTGCACGAGTAAATCCATCGTTGAATTCGAACAACTGGAATTTAGCAGCAGTTGCAATCGCTTTTTCCATAACGATGAATAGACGACGAACATTGATACGATCGAATGCAGATGGTTTAGCCAACAGAGTCTTATCACCAAAGAGAACAGTTCCTTCTCCTGGGAATGTAACAACAGGGTTAACACCTTTCTTGTAAAGAGTATCACGCTGTGTCTTAGTTGGATTAACTGCCAAACGAACCACATTCTTAATTTGACCACGATTTAGACCACCTGGAGAGAACCATGGATCGTTAGTATAGTCAGTGCGAGCACATAAACCAGCCACATCACCATTTAATGGGATATAGCGATATTTGTCATTGTATCGGTCATATTGATATTTAGAACCAGAATCCATAACTGCATATGATGTGCTTGAAAGAGCATCACGATAAGCAGTAATGTAACCAATCTCTGTAGAAGTAGAACCAATAATTACATCACCATTTGATACTCTCTCTGGAGAAATCAAAGCGATACAATCTAGACGAGTTTCGCAGATGTTGCTAATTACATACTGTGCAACAGTAGAAGATGCTTTACCTAGCATAACTAGAGAAACATCATACTGCTCAGCGTTAGAGAACAATGCAAACGCACTATTTTTTTCACCATCAGTTAATGCGTAGTCATCTGTACCACCAGAAAGAGATACAGTTTGAACAGCAGTTAGTGTCTTAAATGTAGAACCTGCTGCAGTAGCACCCCATGAAGCACTGCCTGTTACCGCAGTTGGGTGATCCATCCACCAGATGTATTCTGAACGACTATTGATTGCATCTTTGTAATAGTTATTTGTGCCATCAGATTTTTTACCATCAGATGCTTTTGAAAGGAATGCAAATTTTTCTAGAACAGAACCAGCTGTGCCAGTCCACAGTCCGTCTTCATCAATAACAATTACATGAACTTCGTCACCAGATCCACCTACGCTTGCAGCATAAGGAGAAGTTCCTGGAGCAGCATCGAATTCAGATGCGTATGTCCAAGCAGTGAAACCAGCAGAGTCTGCGATAGAAACTTTTAGGCTATTACCTAGAGTTCCTGGATATTTTGCAGCCCAAGTACCAACAACACCACCACCAGTAGAGTAAGTAGAAGTATATGACTCACCATTGGTAATTTTAACACCAGCAGTAGTAATAGTTGATGATCCTGTAGCAGTTGTTCCAGATGGAGGTGCTGCAATTGTGATTGTTGGAGCAGAAGAATAACCAGTTCCAACTGTAGTAATGGTAAGACCAGTAACAGTAGAAGAAGAAATTGTTACAGCACCAAGTGTTGCAGCAGTAGTTGGTGTTCCACCAGATAATGTAACTGTTGGAGCAGCTTTATAACCAGAACCAGCTGAAGTTATTGTAATTGATGTAACAGTTTGTTGTGAACCATTACTAAGGGTTAAACCAGTTGTAGTTCCTGCTGTAGTTACAATAGCGGAGTCACCAGTAGTAGTTAAAGTAAATCCTGTCACAGAAGAACCAGAGCCAGTGATAGCAGAAACTTTATATGTTGTTGGTGTTGAGTATCCAGTAATAGTAGCTGTACCAGATATTGTGCCAGAAATAGTGATTAAATCACCAACTGTTATAGTAGTCGCAGTACAAGTAAATTGACCACCTGTACCAGAAACTGCAGCACCAGAAATAGTTGCAGGAGTAACTACTGCAGTGGCTTGAGCACCAGTACCTTGATCCCCAGATGCAGGTGTAACTGTTACAGTTGGAGCAGAATCATATCCTGCGCCACCAGATGAAACAGCAATCGCAGTAATTGTACCACCAGATAGTGTAGATGTAACAACTGCTTGTATACCACCTGCTTCATCTGGAGCACTAACTGTTACGGCAGGAGCAGCAGCAGTAGAAGTATAGCCAGATCCTGCAGCAGTAACACTGACAGTACCCAGACCACCTGTTGGAGTCGCTACAGCGTTCAAGTGTCCAGCGTCTGCACGAACTAGTAATAGGTTATTTGTATAAGATAGGAAGTTCGCAGCAGTGAAGAAAGAATCAAAATTACTATCGTTTGGTTTACCGAAACGACGAACTAACTCGTTTTCGGAACCAACTGTGCTAGGCTCCATAACTGGACCCCATGGAAATGCACCAGCAAAAGCACCAATTGAAGATGATACGGCTGGAACGATAGAAGTGAAATCTTTTTCTACGACTGCAACGCCTGGAGATAATTGAAACGGCATTGTAATTCTCCTTGTTAATAAGTTTTACTTTTAGACAAAATTCATGTCTACATTTTATTTAGTTTTTGCACGATTTCTAGAAGTTTAGAGGGGGTTTTTCTGGACCACCATCGTCATAAAAACCAAATGGAGTAAGTTCTTCTTCGATAGCTTGCATCTGTTTCTTATACATAACTTCTCTAAGGTTTACATTATTTAGGTCTTTAAAATACGAGTTAGTCGTTAACCAGCCAAACAGAACTAAAGGCATAACCAAGTCATCATGATAACCTTCGTCAGCTTGATACGACCCCTTTGTCTCAATAAATGTAGAAATCTCTGATATAGTGTCTGCGTCTTGTATTAATAGTTTCTTTTCTTCAACTAGTGCCTTAAAATTATGACACCCAATTCTTTTAATTTTCTTATCTGTCATTACACCTAGCTGGGTCTTACCACCACCGAAACCACCAGAAACTGTCTGTCCAAGAGTATGTCTTGTAACAAATAAAATGTTTTCGTATTCCATCTCAGAATAGAGAATATGAGCAACTTGCTCTGATATGTTAATCTCCATTAAAACCCAAGCGTAATTATAGTCTTTTCCAACTTTGTAAATAATATTAGGATAGAGCAATGGACTAATTTCATTGTTTCTATACTTTGCAACAATTCGATAAGGAGTTTCTGTAATATCAACTACCTGAAATGCAGAATAATCCCCACCGACACCTTTAGCCACATCGGCTATTAAACAATATGTATGACCAACTTGTGGCTCTACATATACATCGAGTCCATCTTTTTCATAGACTCTATTCGCTACACTCATCTGTGCAATAATATCTGCATTGATAAGAGTTAAACTAGATCCCAAGAACTTACATAATACCTCTTGATTATATTTAAGTTCGCCAAGCATGGCTTTCTGTTCGTTAGCCCATGTTTCATCACGACCTGGAATTTCCCAGTATGGAATGAATAGATTAACAAATCCATTTCTTCCATTTTCAGCATCATTCCAAAACTTCCAGAAATGATTATAACCCAATGGTGTACTGCTTAGTAAAATCTTAGTGGTTTGACCAGCAGAAATCGTAGGGTAAACAGATGTAAAGAATTCTTCTGCCACATTGTTTGGAATAATTGCAGCTTCGTCAACATACAGTAAGTTTACAGATTTACCACGAATACCAGACTTACCAGTTGCTGCAGTAAAAACCTTTGAACCATTTTCTAATTCGATGTCACCCTTGTTCCAAGTAGTCACACCTTGTTGCATCCATTTAGGTAACAACTCATACATCGTTTGATAACGATCTAAAACCTCTCGTGCAGCTGTTGCTTTGTTTGCTAGAACACCCACATTTTTATTTGGTTGAAATAATGTATACCAAAGAATGTATGCAGCAGAGGTTGTAGTCTTACCTTGCTGACGACCTTCCATAAGAATCACACGACGATTGTTATGGATAACATCTATCTTTTTCTTTTGGCAATCGTATAATTTGAATAGCTGAAGACCATGATCCAGTGTTACAATGTAACAATAGTTTTCAATAAAATAAATCGGATCTGCAGCACATTTCATATACTCCTTAACATCGTCTGGAGTAAACTGAACATCAACACCTGCTGCTTTTAGATTCGAATTCGCATTATAAATTTCAGCCATATTTAAAAATTACTTGTCCAGGATTCGGTATCAACTGTGGCAGTGGTAACATCACCCTCTGCAGTATAGATTCTATTTGGATTGCTAAAGTTTTCATTTTGTCCGACATTAGCAAACACTTCATCAATAACTTTCTTGTTAGCCAGTGGACCAAATAGATTAGTTTTAATTGTAAATGTTAAAGTATGTGTAACGAATCTACGAGTTTGAAAATCACCATCATACTCATCAGAAGAAGTTACACTATTTAAAACGATAGGAATATCGAGTTTAACATTCATATCTGGAACAGCGTTAATTGTTAGAGTATACTCTGGAGTAAATGTTGGAAGAATTTGTTCTAGGATTTGTAATGCGTCTTCTTGAGTCTTAGTTAAAATATACAAACTAATATCAATATTGTATGGCACTGGAGTATAGATGGCATCCATCGTATTAGTCCCGTCACCACACTTAATTTGTTGCATACGATTTAACTTACGACTAGAGTCGTAGTTATATCCAAGAATCTCAAAAGACATTCTTGGAAGAGAAATGTATGTATTATTTTCTAGATTAGGATCTTGCTCGATACGAACCAACCATTTTTCTTTTGGAGCATATGCAAGAGGAATCTGAAGTCGTTGAATAGTTGTTCCTGTTACAGAATCACCAGACTTGCGATCGATATAGATATCACTGAATAAAGTGCCAAATGCTACGATGCACTTTCGAATAGTTCCGTGATAAAATACTTGATTGTTTAACATTATATTTCAGTATTCCTAGTTTTGTCTACTTCACCGAATGGATTGGCTTCGCTGAATAGAACATCTGCAGCTTGAGTCTTAAATTTATTATTGTCGCCATAAGATTCAACTTTATCAATATCTGCTTCAATTACTGCAGTTGCTGCAGCATTGGATCCACCACCGCCAGTAAATTGTACCACTGGAGCAGTTTGATATCCTGTACCACCATTAGTGACATTCACACTAACTACTTTACCAGCAGTTGTTCCAGAACCAAGTACTGCTGTTGCAGTGGCATCTCTGCCTGTAGAAGTTACAAGAGTAACAGTTGGTGCTGTTGCATAACCAGATCCTTGATTTGTCACATTAATTTTAATAACAGTTCCATATGGCGAGCGAGTTGTATTTGTAGTAAATGATTTAAGAGATTCAAACGCATCAACTGCTGCAATACCAGTATCAATCCTTTCAGAAGCATACTGAAACAATTCAACTTGTAGTTTATAAACATATAGTTTACCAAGTTGATAAAATGGATCTTGATGTGTTACAAATTTAATCTCAAACAATCCTTTTGTTAATGGAAAGTAAATTAAATCTCCTTCGTTTGGTCTGTTAGGTAATGTAGTTACACCGTAACGACCAACTAACTGATCCCATCTACGACGAGCAACTACCAATGTAGCTGACTGCTCCATCATCAAACCAAACTTTTGAATAAATGCTCCTTGTCCTGCAAGTGAGTCTACATTTTCAAAATACATTTCAATTGGAAACGATGAGATAAATTGAGACAGACGATCTTCACCAAGAATATCATCTTTAGAAACTAATGTTCTTGGAATGTAAAAGAACTCATTACCGTAAATCTTTAAAGATTCGATAATCAGGTCTTCTACCAAATACTGTTCGTTTCTCGTACCATGAGAAAAATAAACATTAGTTGTTGACATATTAACCTATGAAAAAGTCTAGTGGTGCAGATTTATTTTGTAAAGTCTCTTCTAGTTCTTTAACTTCATTGACTGCTTCATCGTATAGTTTATCACCATCTAATGTAACACCACCTGGAAGTTGGATACCAGAAAACTTTTTAATATTTGTTGCCCATTGTTTCTTAAATAGTGCAGTAACATAATGTTTTAACCATGCTTCATTCCAAACCTTAGTAAACTCTGCTGGATCTAAAGCACGATATCCTTGAACAATAACATAGTCGCCAAGAGGAATATCTGTTTCCCAGTTGATGTCTAGATAAACACGATTTGTTCTACGATTAAAACGGAAAGAAGTATGACCATTTAACTCTAAATCTAAAAGAGCCAAATGACTCATTACAGTTTTATAGTAAATAATAGAAGTAGATGTTAAATCGTATAGGTCGTTCAAACGCAATTGATATTGTAAATCGAATATGTTCTTAGATGACGACGCTTGACCTATTGCTAAAATTTTAGTTACACCATATACTAAATCGCTAACTTCAATATATTTGTTATCGTATTCTCGTTTTGTAATAGATACAGTTGTTGCAGATTGTCCTGATGTAGAACCAGAAATTGCTTCACCTGCAGTAAATGTTCCAACAATATTTTTAACTAATAGCAAAGTTCCAGAAGAAGAACGATTTGTTTCTTTAACTACTGTTGCAGTTGCCCCAGAAGAAGCACCTGTAATTGTTTCGGATAGTTGATAATTACCAGCAACAGATGTAGTTAAAACAATTTCAGAGGCACGAATTGCAGCCTTCATGTAAATCTGCTCTACACCATCATAGTGATATTTTCTCCAGTGCTCTAATGCTTCATCAATACGATCTTCTAATTGATCATCGTCCACATTGATTTCAACCACAGGTGCACCAAGTGCACGAAGAGCATACTGTTTTAATCCATCTCTTGTAGAAACAGCCATATTAGCCTACCTTCTTTTGTAATTCTTCAATCATAACTTGTTGTTCTTTGATTGCTTGAATTAGTAATGGTACAAGTTTTTCGTAGTGAACTGTTTTGTAATTTTCACCAGAGCGAGAAATTTCAATACCTTCCTGCAATTGTGTAACATCAAATGGTGCTGGAACAACGATCTGTGGTAGAACTTTCTCAACATCTTGAGCAATTACACCGACTTGTTCTTTTTCTGAAGAATATCCATATGACTCTGCGATATTATTTGCACGGAAAGTTACACCACGGAGTTGCATTACTTTGTCCAGAGCACCAGAAATTTCTGTAATATCTGTTTTTAGTCGTTCGTCTGAATAGTATGAAGTGATTGCATTAGTGGCACGAATTTCACCAGTTGTATTAGATCCAGCAGTACCAACACCAATAGATTTAAACTGACCATTAGTGCTAGAAGCAGTTAGGGTTGGATTGTTTAGTGTTAGTGTTCCTGTTGCAGCACCAATCGCAATTGTTGTTGCAGCACCAAATGCGTTTACTGTTGTGGAAGTAGTATTCCATAAGTTTACTGTAGTCTGAGAACCTACAACAGTTGGGTTATTTAGAGTTAATGTACCAGAAGTAGCACCAACACCAATAGTTGTACCAGCACCAAATGCGTTTACAGTAGTTGCAGTAGCATTAAAGACATTTTGAGTAGTTTGTGTACCAACTAATGTACCAGTGTAATCTTTCAAGTTTGTTCTATTCCACTGACCAACTTGAGTTGCAGCATTACCAGCTGAGTTCTCAGCATAGAAATCTAAGTCACCATTACCGTTACCAGCAGATGTTTCTGCTAGAATATAAGTGTATCCATCTACAGATTTAACACCACCAAGAGAAGACCATGCAGATGCAGCATATCCTTCGAATGCAGAAATTTCTGAATTGTAACGAATCATACCATTGACTGCAGTTCCAGGTCTTGCTGCAATATTACCTGAAGGGACTAACCAATAGTTTGTATTAGAAGCAATTAATGGTTTATTAAAATCCCAAGAATCAGTTGATGATGTATAAAGAATAGTGGCAGAAGCACCATCAACAGTAAGACCAGCACCATTTGCTGCAGCTGCATTTGCTGCACCCTTTGCAATAGTGATGTTAATATCGTCTACATCAAGAGTTGTAGAATTTACTGTAGTTGTTGTACCATTGACAGTTAAATCTCCAGAAACAACTAGATCTTTATTAACAGTAACTGTACCACCATCTGCATCACCAAGATTAATATTTGTAGTTGAACCAGCTGCACTGCCAGTACCAATGTTAATAGTTTTAGTATTACCAGAACCAACAGCACCAGTAGAAATATTTGTAGTAGAAGAAGCTGTACTACCATAACCGATTGTTAAAGTAGTCGCTGCAGCAAACACTACAGGAGAAGTTGGTGTAGCGAAGAAAGATGTTGCACCAGAAGTGGCATTAATTGATGTTAATCCAGCTAGTGAAGTTGAAGTATCACCAAAAGAAACAGTAGTGCTACCAATAGTAATATTACCTGAAGCCCATTCAGGTGCATATCCAGCACCAGCAGATCTTAAAAATGTTCCAGACGCACCAGCAGAAATAAATGTAGATAAGTTAGTATCTTGTTGAATAATTAACTGTCCAGCAGAACCACCAGCAATATTAGTTGCAGTAGTAGCAGTTGTTGCCGTACCAACAGTTAAACTAGATTGAGAAGTCCATGATGGCGCAGAGGATCCAGCAGAAGTTAAAACTTGACCAGAAGTACCAGCTGCAGAAATAGCAAGAGCAGAACCCCCAGAGTAAACTACACCGCCAGCAACTGCAGTTAAAGAAGCAGCAGTTCCACCATATGCTAATCCAACAGCAGTTCCTTGCCAGACAGAATTAGTAGACATTGTTTTATTTGTCAATGTCTGAGATCCAGCATTAATAGTTACAACTGCACCACCACCTGCGGTAGATCCGTCATGTAGTCTTAGCGTTTTAACTTGAGTATCGTAAGTAATCTCACCGATAGCACCAGTAAACGCATTGTTCTGAGTAGTTGTTCCTCGTCTAAACTGTACTTGGGTTGCCATTTAAAATTTCCTCTAATTTTGTATATTTATGCTTGTGCTTCTGACCAGAATAAGTTTAAGTTTACTGTCGCAGTGCTTGCAGAAAGATTTTTAACTACAACTGCCAAAACATCGGGACCATCTGGAAAGTTACTATAACCACCAATAGCTGAATTAGATAATTCTTTAAGACTTGATAAGTCAATTTCAGCAAACCCAGCTGGTGGACCAAGAGTGGAGAAAATTTGTTCTCCAGGAGTTGCAGCTGTATTACTACTTGTAGAAATCTGAGCAAACGATGGTTGCGAACCAAGTCCAACAGTATTAACTGATGTCCAAGTTA